GAACTGCTAACCCGTAACACATAAAACTTTGTCAAGATATACTACATATGGAGCGACTGATGACCCCATCCAGGATGACATGGACGTGGGGTTCGTTGGGTTTAATGCCTTAAGTCGTCCTGACCAACTACCGTCTGGCATGTTGGCTAACAGTTCAAACGGACGCTTGGGTAAAAACGGAGAGTGGCAGGTCCGTAAGGGCATCAACGTAATCAAGGCACCTTTCGCTTCGGGTGACGCTGTACTGCGGCTTCCTACTGCAGTTGAAACTACAGCTAATCCTACCGTTGTAGGCTTGTTGCCTACTACTATTAAATCAGCTTCTTTAGTCAGCAATAAAGTTCTAATTGTTATCAATAACCCATCGGTAGATCCAGGGCATGTCTTTGCCGTTGGAGACCAAATTACAGTCGAGGGTCTATCAGGGAGCGACTTAACACCTGACCCGAACGGATTACATACCTTGACTGCAGTAACATCATCAACGGGGATTAAGACATTAGAATACGCTTTGACGGGTGGCAATACGACGTATACGGCTGCACTTACTTTACCTTTTAATTTGGTGAACTCTAGCACTCCTGCCCTTACGGCCCTTTCTTCGCCTTCGGTTATTGGGTTTAATATGGTACTGCTACAAAGCAATGTCACTGCAGTATACGCCAGCACAAGCTTCAGCGATCCGAACCAGACCAACAGCCAGTTCGTTATACTAGCATCCAACATAAGCGCAGTAACTACGGATTTAAATAACACAAGTAATAGCATTACTATGGGCTATCCTGCTAATGAAAACGTGCCGCCTGAAAGCAGTATGCTTCAGGCTTTTAATAAACTATTTATATTTCGTGACGGACAGACTGCACTAGAGAACGACAACTTTTTTAGCCCAATACTCATTGCTTCTTCTAGCATAGATACTTCTACGGCGGTAACGGTAAACACTACCGCCGACCACAACCTTTCTATAGGCGATGCAATTACGATTTCTGGGGTAACTAATTTTACCGCAGGCGAAGATCCCAACGGTACGTTTGCAATTGTAACGGTTCCTAGCAGCAAGAGCTTTACATATGTTATTGCGGGAAACTCAAGTACAGCAAAAACATTTACCGTAGGCGCAGCTTCTTTTATATCTCCTGGATTCAAACTTGTTGCTAGCGGGCAATACACTCAACCGACTCCATTGGCGTTAACTGACCTTGATTACGCTAGTGGCATAGCAACCGCAACGGCTAGTACTGCGGCTGTCGCTACACTGCTAGTCGGGGATACATTAACATTTACAGCTGCGGGTAGTTCAACGTATGCGATTGGAGATACCGTGCGGGTCAGAAGCATTGAAAGCACAACTACATTTACATTTGTTACAGATAAAGCAGACCTTACAAATAAAGACGGAACCGTCCAAAAACAAGTTTCTGTAGGTCTTGGTTTTTCTCATATGCCTGCACCTGAGTACGCAACGTATCACCAGCGCAGGATGGTCATGCCGTTTAAATACAGCGTGTCTGATCCAGTGGAAACCTACGTTTACCGAAAAATTTTAGACGAGGTTATTATTTCAGACATCCTGGACTCCAATACCTACGACCAGATCTACGGTCAGTTTAGGTTTAACGCAGGGAAGGCGGACTTCAACGTAGGGTTGCACTCGTTCTCTGATGACAAGCTACTTGTGTTTAACCGCAATAGTATTCACCTAGTAGGTGGAGCGGGACAGGGTGCGCAAGTGCAGTTGATTACTGATGAAGTGGGTTGCGTAGCAAGGCAGAGCATCATACAGGTAGGGAACAACGTGTTGTTCCTGTCGGACAACGGTGTATACGGTGCCAACTTCCAAGATTTATATAACCTTCGTGGAAACGAAGTTCCTCTGAGTTCTCCTATTAACCCTATTATTCAACGCATCAACAGGGACGTATGGGACAAGAGCGTAGGCGTATACTTTGATAATAGATACTACCTGGCGGTGCCTTTGGATGGCAGCCAGGTTAATAATGCTATATTAATTTTTAACTTCATTAACAAGCAGTGGGAAAGCGTTGACACGACCAGTGCACCTAACTGGAACATTGCTAACTTAATTGTAGGGGGTAAGAAATCCGACCGTGCTGTTTATGCAATAAATACACTAGGTGGCCTACACAGGCTTGATGCCCGTGTAGATGCAATTGATTTACTTTCTACTGAAATCCCCGTGTCTGGGCAAGAAGATGACGAGGACTTTCCTATACCAGCTTCGGTTACTACTAGGCAGTTTACCCTAGGTAGTATGGACCGCAAGCGTTGGAACAACTTAGAGCTGCACGTGCAGTCATCACCTGACAATGCCTCGGACTTAAGCATTAGCGCAGAACTAGAAAACATTGACGCTATTGTAGACCTGGGTACACTTAGAGCACTTAATTCAGATGCCGTTCTAGAACCTGACGAGGATGTTTCCGTCCGTGGTAGAATAGGTAACAAACGAGCTTACGGGATGCAAATCACCCTTAAGGATATAACTGGCCGACCTCGGTTTAGAGGAATCAAGGTTGGCGGAGCAGAAGCATTTAGATCAACAAATACAGCAATATAAGATATGGCAATTATTACTACAGGAAACAACTTTGGAGCTACCGATGCGGTTACGAATACAAAGCTCAATAACATAGCAAACGCAGCTACATTTGTAGCGGGAGCGGTAGACGGAACAAGTCTTGAGCTAATCTCAAGCGGTGACGATGACGGTAAGCTAGGAATTAAAGATGCAGGTGTAACAACCGCTAAGTTAGCTACCAGTTCAAGCAAGACAACAGGCGTAACCTTGGCTAAGATGCAGCACATTAGCACGGCCAAGGTTCTTGGCCGACTTTCCGCCAGTGAAGGAGATGTAGAAGAAGCATTTGATTTCAAGGATGAAGATAATATGGCCTCTAATAGTGCTACTGCATTAGCGTCTCAGCAAAGTATTAAGGCTTATGTTGATAGCATTAGACCTAATATTGTTGCTGCTACAAAAAATACAACAGAAACAATATCATTCAGTTCTGAGAATGAAACTAAAGATGTTGCTGGTTTAGAAATAACAATTACACCTCGTCTTGCTAGTTCTACATTTATTATTAGTGGATATGTAAGTGCGGGTTTTTATGATGCAAACCGTGAATATGGTGGAATAGTAAAGTATAAATTAAATAGTGGTTCATATGCGACTCACAACTTGCCTACTAGTGTCGGAAGTAGAATAGCAACACACTTTAAGATGCTGCAGACAGATAATGATGAAACTGATATAATGCCATTTGCTTTTACTATACCTTTTAGTGGATTAAGTTATAGTGTAGGTGACACATTGACTTTTAAATTAACAGTAACTAATATAAACGCAACTAACGATTTGTTCATCAATAGAGCTCAAATTGATACTGATAACAATGATCATTCCAGAAGTATATCTACGATAGTAGTACAAGAAGTATAAGTATGAAAAACTTTCGAAACGCTAATGAACCCCCTCCTGCAATCAGTTCAACAATTTAAATTATGTCTGTTATAAATAAAGGAACATCGTTCTCCAACGGAGAACAGCTTACGGCTAAGAAGATTAACGATATGGTTGATCTTGCTACATTCGATCAGTCGGCCACTGACAGTGCTTCGACTACGGTGAACTCCGCTAGTCAGATTATAGTTCGTGACGGAGGAATTACCGCAGCAAAACTGGCTACGGATTCGGTAGAGACAGTTAAGATTCTTGATAGCACAAGCAAGACGGACGGTGTAACGCTACCCAAGATTCAATTCATTGATACAGCCAAGATTCTCGGAAGGACTACTGCGGGCGCAGGTAATGTAGAAGAAGTAGGCGTTGTTATAGGTGGCAGTGGAGACGCTGGCTTATTATTTGACAACGATGATATGCTGAACAACAGCAATACCGCTGGAGGTTCGGCTACTCGTGGTGCTACACAACAAAGTATTAAGGCTTATGTTGATTCAGCTCCTGGATTTACTCCAACTGCTAGTGACACCAAAAGCGTTACTTTACCAAATGGGTTGATTATGAAGTTCGGTCGAGTCGACGTTAACGGCAATGGAACTAATACTATCGTTAACTTTAGCAACTTTGGTGGTAATTTTCCGAACGCCTGCTTTAGTGTAGTTCTTACCGAAGAAAGAAATGGTGGTGAAACTAATGGTACTAGATTAGCATCTCAACCTACAACGGATAGTTTTGAAACAGAAAACCATTTAAATGGTAGTACCCCTATAAATTTTATAGCAATCGGTAGATAATGAACCCCCTCCTGCAATCAGTTCAAATAGCATTGCAAAATGCTGAACAGAAAGAAGCCATTGACTTTATGAATAAAGTCGTGGATTTCTGCGTTGAACACGAGAACGGGAAGGTATTAGCTGGATGGCCTGAAGACAGAATGCAGCTCTTAATCGCCTACCATATGGCCAAGGATACCTTTATTGTAGAGCAGGACGCAGAGGGTAATATACTAGGCGTCTTTATGTGGTATAATTGCAACGAAGACGCTGACTGGAACTTTGTACAGAACTGGGAAGCGGATGACCCTAGCGGTAACGCAATCTTTATGGCCTTTTTATTTGCAGAGAATACTGAAACTTTTAAACAGATGACAAACGACTTCATTAGCAAATGCCCTGAAGTTATGCAGAAAGAATTATTGGGCGTACGATACAGAAATAATAAACCTACAAAGGTGGAGTACACACCTGAACTATTTAACAGAATACTAAGCATATAATACTATGGGAGGAAAAGGAGGATCAAAAGCACCACCACCAATTGACCCTGGAAAGTCAATGGGTGAATATTTATTCGGGCAGAGCTTTGGCTCGGCTCAAGGCGTTACCGATCCTCGATTGCAGGATCGGTTGCTATCCGCAGAACAAACGTATCGTCCACAATACGCTGCGCTAGAGCTTGCCGACATCGGAACAATGGCTCGTGGGTTAGGCGAGCAAGAAGTAGCCGACCCTCGTTACACGCAAGCTCAAGACCGTATTAGCCAACTGCAAGCAGAACTAGCCCAGGCTCCAGAAACAATTTCTACAACTACAAAATCTGGTGTTTTTGGAAAACAACGAACAACACAAAAGCCTAACCCGAAACGTGCAGAGCTTGAAAGTGAAATTGCGTCTCAGCAAGCAACTCTTTCTAACCTATCTCCAACTAAAATGCAGAAGGTTACTCCAGGTCTATTCGACTTACTGGAGGAGCAGTCATCACGTGCAGGAGATTTACAGCGTGAGCAACTAGGTTTACAACGTGAAGCCGACGTAGGTGCCTTACAGAAGTTCGCACCACAAGTAGTCGACGCTTACCGTGACGCTGACCCATACAGCACAGGACTAGCCGAGCAGCAGACTGCAATGGCAAATGATCTATACCAGCGTTCACAAGGTCTTAACCCTGAGCAACAGCGTATAGCAGACCAGCAGGCACTAAGTATGTCACAAAGTCAGGGCCGTGTATCGGACCAGAGCGCAGTTGCTGGGCAACTACTCGGACGTGAAAACTACCTGTCTGGCCTCCGTGGTCAAGCCGCAGGCATGGGACAGCAGGCGTTTAATCAAAACCGTATGCTAGCGGGTGACGTAGGTATGACTCTCTTGGGTCGTCCTTCATCTTCTATTGGTCTTGGTGGTCAAATGCTCGGACAGGCAACCGCAGGCGCAGCAGGGCCTATGGGTCCTCAGCTATTCGATCCTAACATGGGTATTAATATGGCCTTGCAACAACGTGGACAGGACGTTACGTTCCAGGGTATGCAGGCTCAGGCTAAGGCAGCAGGTAGTGCAGGTATTATGGGTGCAGCTGGCAGTATTGCTGGTGGTATGATTGCGTGCTGGGTAGCCCGTGAGGTCTACGGCATTGAGAATCCCAAGTGGCTAGAGTTCCGTGAATGGATGCTTAACGACGCACCAAGCTGGCTCCGTAATCTGTACTTGAAGTACGGCGAGCGCACAGCTAAGTTCATCTCCAACAAGCCTCGTGTAAAATCAATCATCCGCAAGTGGATGAATACAAAAATTAAATAGTATGGCATTTCAAGCAGGATCAACTATTCGACCAGAACTGGGTAACGCAGACTACAGCGGCTTTGCAAGAGCCGCAGAGATACAAGCTGCAGCATTTGCTGACCTTGGTTCAAAAATTGGAGCAGGAATAGAGAAGTACCAGAAAAAGAAAAAGAAAAAAGCGGACGACAAAGCTTCAGTTGACTTCCTGAGGGCAACTGGCGCATTTGCCAATATGTCAGACGAGCAAATTGCAGCTGGCGTTGCAGGCGCAGGCGGGGGAAGTCAGTTAATTGCAGACTATGCAAACGTAACAGCCATGGCACGGGCTGAAGAGCTTCAGGCTGATAAAGTAACGGCGGGCCAACTAGCCAACGTATCCTCTCAACAAAGTATAGATCAAAGGGAATCAGCTTTCCCAACGGACCAAGCGTTGCGAGAACAGAATTTACTACGGCA